AACAATTTTATAATGCTGATGAAAAAGCAAGTGAACACAGAGTTATATCCAAGCAATTTGGTAATTATTTTAGATCTATACGTATGCAGCTTTCTCTCAAAGCTTCTGATAGAGTTCCAGTGAATGAGTTTACCAACTGGGCATTCAAAGAATATGAAAAATTAATACAAGAAGCGCCACCATTAAATTCAAAAACAATAGATGAATTTAAGCTATCCTTTAAAAGTGTTTTATCGAGTAAACCAGATGTATGCGGTGATGATTTAATTATTGAGATAAATAATGTAAATAATTAATGTAAATAATTAATGTAAATAATTAATTTATTTTATTTCAGTAAATTTAAATTGAATTCTCTCTTTAATACCAATAATTTTTGTACGCTGTCCTAAAAATTTGAAATATTTTTCTGCTAACAAAAATTCTTTGGGTTTTTTATTTTTTAAAACTTTTAATCGTACATACATTATCATGCCAACTTGCCATATTCTTTTGTGTGGATATTTTTTTTGTTTATATAATTTTTCTAATTTTATTATTGTATTTTTTACATCATCAATAGTAGTATACTTTATATTTATTGTATCTTTGGGATTTTTATCAATATAAACATCAAACGATTTTTTTGGATCATTTGGATTATATAAAAACTGTGGTTTCTTTTTTTTTAATTTTTTAGATCCTCCTTTACATATATTTTTTGTTTTTCCCAAATTATATTTTTTATCTATATATTTCATGTCTTGTGTTAAATTATTACAACCTTTCTTATCATTATTTTTTCTATATAAACGTAATATATTGAATCGTGACTTTTTCATTTTAGCTGCATGAATTTTAGCTTTTTTTGTTTTATTTTTTTTCTGATTTATACCTTCTTCTATAGCTAAAATTCTATTTTTTTGTGGATCATATAATTTATATATATGTTTTTTATTTTCTTTACTTAATTTTCTCAATTTTGGTAATAGATTACCACCTTTAAAACAATATTTGTAAGGAGCACAAGATGCTCTCATAGTAAAACCACGAATATTTTTTGGATTACATTTTTTCTTTGAAAATTTACGAGGTAATGAAAAAATCTTTCCATCACTTCTTTCACATTTTTTTTTGTTATTATTGGAAAAGCAACAATTATTCATATTTATTTATAGTTTTATTAATATAAATAAATAATTTAAATAATTTAATTATTTTAAAATTTAATTATTCAAGTAATATTTCGTCATTCAAGTAATATTTCGTCATTATTTTTATTAAATTTTTCATCTAATTTTTGTAAGAAGTTTGAGAGATTGTCTTTTAATAAAACATCTTTTGTATATAATGTTTTTAATGTATAACGCATATTATTTGTTTTTTTATCATACATCAAATAATATTTATTATTATCTGTTAAATTTTGTTTTAATGAAATATATTTTGGCATTATAATTTTATTATTTTTTTGATCATCATTAACTTCTTTAGTTTCATTAACTTCTTTGCATTCATTGAATTGATTTAATCCATCATTTTCTATATTTTCTAAAATACTTTTTATTTGTTGTAATTTTTCTAAAATATTTATTTTATTTGATTTTGATGATGTATAAATTTTTTTACCTTGTATTTTTGGATGTTTTTCTATTTTAAAAAATTCTCTATATAATTGCTTCTCTCTATTATAACATTCTTTATAATATACTACATATTTTGGTATCATATTTTCATTTAATTGTAATGGTAGTTTAACTGCGTTATGTTTTCTTAATCTTTTTGAATCATCTTTTTCTATAACATAATTATTTGATTTTTCAATAGACATTTTATATTAAAAATTAAAAATATATTTTTTTTCCATTTAATTCGCGTTGTTTTATTAATTTGTATTTATTATTATAAATTTTTAAATATTGTTCTATACATTTATTACAACAAGTATAATACAAAAACTTAAACGGTATACAATCCTTAATAATAATAGAATTTTTAAATATTGTTATATCTTGCCCAAGATATTCATCTTCAAATGGTAGTAACATATAATCATAATTACATAATTTTTTATTACATATCCAACATACATTTATTAATATATCTTCATTATTCATACTTATAATATAAAATTAATAAATAATCAAACTTACTGTCAATAGACCCTGCAGTCCTGATAAGAATTTAGAAGTATTAGTAACAGGATAAATATCACCATAACCCAAAAGACAACCAGTTACTATAGCAAAATACAATCTGTTTAAATATTTTGTAAATATTGGTGGATCCACTTTTTCTGGTGCCAGTTCTTCGTCTTTTACCAGTCTCTCTGTTTCTTTTGCGGCATCATCTATTACTTTTTCCTCTATGATTTTATTTTTACTATAATATTTTTCTAAATTTTTATCGGGTGAATCTTTTTCGCCTAAATTTGAATAATTCTCCTTGATTTCTTTTTGAACTTTATCTTTTATTACTTCTTCTTTTACTAATTCTTTAAATTTATTTACTCCTTCAAAATGTGAATCATCTAATAAAGTATAAAATAATGAAAATAATATCATAGAAAAGAATAAAATCTGTATTTTATTAAACTTTATTGTTATTAAGTTATGTATATTATTTTGTATATTTGTAATTATAGTATTCATATTATATTAGTTAAATAATAAAAATATTAAAATTGAAATAAAATAAAATTAAAATAACATTCAATATAATATTCTAATACTAATTTAAAATATTATTTTGATATTAATTTAAATAATGACACATATTATCGAAGTTATTCCAAATTATGAACCAAAAATAAATGAAAATCATACTGAGAAAATAGACTTAAATATTAGAGATTTGCAAAACAAATACCCGAATGGGTGTATATGCTGTGGAACAACTTTTAATTCGCGTAAATTTTCTTCTATGATAGCTAGTCATTTTAATACCGCAAAACATAAAAAAAAATGTTTGATTCCTGCAAATCAATTATTTAAAGAAGAATTTGGTTCTTCAAATAATTTAAAAGAAGCTTTTGATACCAAATGTAAAGAATTACGCGAAGAAAAAAAATTAGCATATCAATATAAAGACGAATTAGATAAATTAAAAAATAAATGTGAAATATTAGAAAAATTAAACATTAAATTGCAAGAAAAAATTTCTGAAACTTCAATTTTAAAACCTACATATGTTAAATGTGAAAATTTAATAGATTTATAATTTAAAATCTAATAGATTTTGTTAAATAAAACCAAAAGAATATACCAACAAATGCTTTACTCAATAAATCTAAAATATTATAACCAAATATTTTGGTAAGAGTGGGTGTTTGATAAAATACTCCATATAATGCCCATAATACTACAAACAACCAATAAATTACTTGAGATTGTTTGGTTACTCTAGAACCTGTCATATAGACTTTCCAAACTGTTCCATACATTAATGCAAAGAATACAAATCCCATGCTATTTGCCACTGTTGTTGGTAATTTTCCCAATTCACCAATATATCCTGAACCCAACATTAAGAAATTAAATAATAATATTAATACAAATGGCATAAAGCTGACAATTTTTTTATTTTCCATACCTAAAACCATACATAAAACTAAAAGCATTAATGGTGTACTGATTGCCCAATCAGTATAACGCATATCATTAATTTTTTCATATGGTAATTCTAATTCTAATTCTTTATTTTCTTCATTATTATTTGCATTATTTTCTTTTGCTTCTTGTGCTTCTTTTTCTGCTTTATTTAATTTATCTACAAAAACTGCATAAAAATATCCAGCAACAACTGAAATGCATGTTTCAAGATTCATAATATGGCGAATTTGTGGAACAGGATTACGCAAAGCTTCAATAAAACATATTGTTCCTGTTGTAATTAAAAATATATATGTAAAATAAAAACTGCTTTTTACTAAACTGACTTCCATTATGTATAATATATTATACATATATATTAATTTTATTAATAAAAGTAAACAAATTAAATGTATTTACTTTTTTTTAGTTTTATTAATATTACCACTAGCGGATTTAATTTTTCTTGTATTTAAAGTTGGATTTTTTAATTTTAAAAATGTCAATGATTTAGCTTTGGGAATAGAAATAGTTTTTTCTTTTATATCTACTCTCCTAAATTGAAAAACTATAGATTTTCTTACACCAGTTCCACTTAGTTTTTGCGGAGAATGTTCTATATCTCCTGTAAAAATTAAACACGTACATTTTTTATTTTTATTATTACTAGTAATTGTAGTAGAATCGTCAAATATCTTTAATAATACTTCTTCTTGTTTTTTTTTAACACTATATCCGTCTTTATAAAAAGAAATATTACCACCATCAATACTATCATCTTTATATAAATACCATATTAATGTTATTGTATCATAAGTTACTCCTTGGCGATCATCTGTATGTATATCTAACTCACCTGTTTTTGGAGTTTCTATATTTTTTAATATATAAGTATGAAATTCTAATAATTCTAAATCAATTGTAAAACTTTCGGAAAGTTTATGATTAATATAAAAAGTTTTATTTTTTAATGCAAAATCTTCTGCCAATTTATAAGAAAAATAGGTGAGCTCTTTTAAATTAGCATGATTAACATCTATAGGTTTTTTTAAAGACAATGATGATATTATACCATCTTTAGATATTAAATTATCCATGGTATGTGAAAAATGACTTTGTATCGTTTCATCATTTATTAGTTTTAACTCTTTTTTTTTTGAATCTGAAATTAGATTTTCAAATATTGTATATATTTTATATGTTTCGCATATATCATTAGTAAATTTATATAATAATATACGATCTTTATAGTTTTTTCCAAATACTCTAACAATATCACTATCTTGTCTTTTATCTATAAATTTATCAAACTTACCATAATTATGTGTATACAACATAATATAAATTATGATATTATTTTTTATAATAATATTTTTAAAGTTATTGTAAAAATATTATTTGAATTATTTGTATTTTAATATTAATATAAAAATTTAGTTCGAGTAAGCTAAGCCACCCATACCCGACATAATGCGGAGGACATTGTAGTTAACGGCATAGACACGGACTTTAGCGGTGTTGACACCTTGGACGGTGGCGTTCGAAAGAACTAATTGTAAAGTGGCATTATCAATGCGCGAGAAATTGCATGTGCCCGATGGTTGGTGTTCTTCTGGGCGAAGAGCAAACGAGTAGACGTTAATACCAGTATCGGGAGCACGTGTGTGGTGTTGGAAGGGTTGGACTAAGTCGAAGTATGTACCTTCACGTTCCGAGAAGCGGTCTTGGCCATTTAATTGTAATTTGGCAACAACGACTGGATTTTCACCCCAGCAGTGCATGTCTAAGGCGGTTTCAGATAAGACAAATGTTCCGGCATCCGAAACACCAGATTCTTGGCTACCATCACCCGTATGCGATGTTCCTGGAGCAACATCATTGGCAAATGGATCTTGGAATAAACCACTTGCATTTATAACTTGATTAGCTCCATCAAGTTGACCTTGACCACCGAAAGCATGGACGGCATTGGGAAGAGCATCTAAAGCATCGGTGTAATTGAATGGTTGAGCACCTAAAAGATGATTTAAAGATTGGCCAGATTGTAACGAAGCACAATAGTCAACATTAGCATCAGGTTGGACAACCCAGACTAATTCTTTACATGGGTGGTTAAGATTGAGTTTAATTTTGTTCGACGACGAACCAACCGATTCATCACCAGTGAATTGTAATTGTTCAATTAAGTATTCATGGGGATTTTGGGCCATGCGTCTGCGTTCATCAGTATCTAAGAAGATATAGTCAACAAATAACGAAGCAGCGGCTAACGAGAGTTTGTAGGCGTTATCAACTTTGGAACCTGTACCATCCATTTTGTCAACGGCCCATAAGCATTCTTCAATATTGCGAATGTCTAAGTTAATTTTAACTTCGTGGTATTGTAAAGCAATTAATGGTAAGGCAAGACCTGGGTTGCGGCAATACCAGAATTGAAGGGGAACATATAAAGTAGTTTCAGGTAAAGCATTACGGGGCGCACAGACTTGGCGGACACCGTCAGCTGAGCAGGGACCATCAACAGCAGCGAATTGTGGGTCACAGACGTATGTAAGTTGGGTAGTGTTACCAACCATTTTGTAGTAACCACGTTCTTGTTCTTTCGATAAAGTTAATTGATTCCAGATGTGCATCCAGTCACCATATTGACGATCAATGCGTTGACCACCAATTTCAACTTCAACTTGCGAGATTAATTGTTCTCCTGGGGAGTCTAACCATCTCGCGTAAACTTCTCCTGTGCTTAAAGATTGGTTAACTTCGGGTAATGTAACCTGTAAGTATGTGCGGTAAGCTAAGTCACCATTGCGCGAGATTGTGCAAGTAACACGGCGACCGAAGTCAGCTTGGCCATTGAATGTTTGTTCAATGGATTCCATCGCGAAGTTTGTGTGACGACGATAGGTAACTTTCCAGAAGGTAATTTGGGGATTACCAGTTAAATAAACATCTTGCGCCCCGTAGGCAACTAATTGCATAAGTCCACCAGCCATTTTTTATAATAATAATAAAGAAAAAAAATTTTGAAATTTAAATTTAATTAATTAATTAATTAAATTTATTAAAATATAAACTAAATAATTATATTTTAATAAAAAAATGAATATTAAGTAATATTTAGTATATAAATTAATGAACAAGCATAAAGCTAGTAATAATATAACATTAGATAATAAACACAATGAATTAATAAATTATTTTAAAAACAACAAAGAAAAAATTATTCCTAAACTAAATCAGGAAATTGATAAGATAAATAATTCAATAGAAAAAATTAATAAAAAAAATAACAATAAGAATAATAATAAGAATAAGAATAATAATAATGAAGAAATAGATAACTACAATCAACGTATTAAAATATTAACTAACAAAATAAAAAAATTACAAAAAGAAGAAACTGATTATTACTTAAATAATTCTAAATATATATTTGAATATTTTGAGGATAAAAAAAACATTGATAATATTAGTAATTCTAATATAGAAGAAACTAAATCTACAAATAATAAAATAAATTCATTCTTTAATATATCAACTAACAAACCACTAAATGATAACAATGATGATATTATAAAAAAAAATAATTCGAATGATTCAAATATAAATAATAATATTGATAAATATTTTTACAATATAAATAAATTACCAAATAACATAAATAACTATTGTTATGATTCAAATATATGCAATTTTTGTAATAATGGTGAAATGATTTATGTAGAATCAGAAGGAATTTTAATTTGTAATAATTGTTCTAAAACAACTAAATATTTAATTGAAAATGAAAAACCATCATATAAAGAACCACCAAAAGAAGTTTGCTTTTATGCATATAAAAGAATAAATCATTTAAGGGAAATATTAGCACAGTTTCAAGCAAAAGAATCTACTCATATACCCGAAGAAGTATTAGAAAATTTTAAAAATCAAATTAAAAAAGAGAGACTAACACTGGAAAATTTAACAAATAAAAAGGCTAAAGAAATATTAAAAAATCTTGGGTACAATAAATATTATGAACATATTCCGTTTATCAAAGATAAATTAGGTATTAAACCACCTGTTATGACATCTGAATTAGAAGAAACATTATGTAATTTATTTATAGAAATACAAAAACCATATTCAATATATTGTCCAAAAGAAAGAGTCAATTTTTTAAACTATTATTATACATTATACAAATTATGTGAATTATTAAAAGAAACTAAATTTTTACCATATTTTCCTATGTTAAAAGATCGAGAGAAAAGAATCGAACAAGACCAAATATGGAAAAAAATATGTGAAGAATTAGGATGGAAGTTTATACCAACTATTTGATAAAGATTAAGAAATTGACAATAAAATTTTTTTTATTATTTTCTCAAATCAAATACTATTAATTGCTGTTTTAAATTTTTCTTTCATTGGTATTAACTTTGTTGGTGTATTATTTTTACTATATGAACTACTTTTTTTTTCATTTTGAAGTATGTTTTTATATGGAACTCTTTTAATATCGCCAGAAGAAGTTATTATTAAAGAATATACTATATTAGAAGATTTGGTATTCAAAATAAAGTCATGTACGCTATTAACTATTTTTTGTGTTTTAATTTTTATTTTACGCACTAACTTTTTTGTCTAGTATTATTTATACTATTCTTTATAGTTATATTATATTTGTATAAAATATAATATATTTAATAAATAAGATTTTAAATATTAAAATATATAGTATATAAAATAATATGACAAATAAAAGACCTTCGTGGGATGAATATTTTAAAGAAATTGTATCTACCACAGCAAAAAGATCTTCATGTGAGCGTTTAAATGTTGGTTGTTTATTTGTAAAAGATAATCGTATTATTGCACAGGGATATAATGGATATATAGCGGGCTGTCAGCATAAAATGATATTAAAAGATAATCATAATATTGCAACTATCCATGCAGAACAAAATACAATAACTGATTGTGCAAAACGAGGTGTAAGCTCAAATGGATGTACTGCATATATAACTCATTATCCATGTTATAATTGTATGAAATTAATGGTATCATGTGGCATTTGTAAAATCAATTATATAAATGATTATAAAAATGATGAATTAGTGCAACAATTGGCAAATGAAGTAAATATACCTATGAATAAATTACAAAATACTAGTTAAATTACTTATTATTTTCAATAATAAATAAAAAATTATAGAAAACAAAGCGGAATTAAAAATATAACCATATAAATTAGGGTTGCCATCTCCTCCGAACAAAGATGGTAAGCCTTTTTTAATAAAAATTTTAAAAATTGGTAATTGAAATAAGAAATATAATACAAATACCAAAACTGGAACTTGAAATTCACTATAAAATAATTCCAAATTATCTATTTGCTTTTGTTGATAATTATTATTACTTATTAAATCTTGTGGTGTTTCCATATTTCTTATATAATCTTGCATAGCTTCTTGCTGAGGAATATAATTAGGCTTAACCTCATTATC